AGAAAGAGTATGTGATGGAGCATTTCCACACGCATTAATTCAGTTTCTTGATTTGACTATCGGATTTATTCAAAGCCCAGTTGATAAGACTATTAAGGTGTATCGTGTATCAGAAGAACATGATCAGAGAATTGTCATACAGAACAATATTGTCAAGGAAGGAAACAAGAAATATGTCAGAGATGAACATAATAAATCATATTATGATATTCTGGAGAAACTTGCATCACCAACAGGTATCATTCAACCACATGTAAATAAACCCATTGCTATTGATGAAAAACTCATGCCAACGCTCATATGGCATTCATCAACAATGTATAAAATGATTTCCATTTTCATTAGTGTAGCATCATTAGGTATTAAGCTTGGATGTGTATATTCATGCATCAGATCTTGTGCAAAGTCTGTGAAGAAACAAAAGAAGCAGGCTATCAAGGCAGAAGCACGCCTTAAAAGTGCAGAATCAGACGCAACATCAAGTGAGGACAGCGAGTTCGAAAAGAAGATCGCTAGACGTGATAAGAGGAGAGCAGAAAGAATAAAGTCAATATATAGAGTGACTGAGAAGCCAAAGGACGATCATAAAATATCAGATCCCGAAACAAAGAGGCTTAAACAACTAGCCGATAGTAATTGGCGACTCAGGTTCGAAGGAGCAAAAGTAGAACTCGAACGTGTCAAATCTATATATAGAACTACAGAAAAGCCTAAGGATAACCATAAGATCTCTGATCCAGAAACAAAGAGACTTAAGGCACTTGCTGATAGCAATTGGAGATTGCGAACTGAAGAACTCGAAGCTGAAATAGAAAGAGTAAAATCAATCTATAGAGTAACAACAAAACAACCAGAGCCAGTTCTACAATCAGACCCAGAAGCAAAAAGAAGGGCCATGATGGCACAAATGTCACTTCGAGAAGGTAAAAGACCTCATACTGTTGAGCTCGTCAAGAAGAAAGAATCTGTCGATGCTAGTGGAAGAATGCTTGATGGTACCATAGTTCAGCATTTGTATGGACATATAGGCGTTGTATATAACGACCGCATCGTTTTTCTAAATGAAAAAGGTGCTGGAAGTTGGACAGTGTTTTATGTTCCATTGAGTGTTGACTGGGTGGAAATTGACATTTCTACACTACCGAAGAAGGCAAAGACAGGTTCTGGCACAATTGA